CATGAAGACTGAGTCTGAAGAAGACAAAGTCGAAGATATGGCAGAAGCAAAGCCTGAGGATCAGGTCAAGATGACTGATGCTGAAGATAAGAAGTATAACAAAATGAGCGAGTCTTTGACTGCTGATGTTAGCTTACTTTCAGAGTTAGCACTGCTCAGAGAGAGCGTTGCAGAACTCACTAAAGAGCGTGACCAAATCAAACGTGACCAAGCTGTAAGCAACCTCCTCTCAGAAGGTAAGATTTCTCCTGCAGAGCAGACTGTCGCTAATCGGGCTTGGGATCTAAAAGACTCAGCTCCAGAGTTCTGGCAGATGTTTAGCGAGCGTCCTGTATCTTCAGCTGTGCCTCTTCAAGAAGTTGGTCATGGAGCAAGCGGACAAGAGATTTCACAACAGACTCTTAATGAAGCTGTTCTTAAGCTCAAGCAAGAGAAGAGCGTGACTTACTCTGAAGCACTCGATCTCTTCCGAGCTGAAAACCCTGACTACTATAATAAAGCTTTTGGAGTTTAATCATGTCTAATACAGATAATATTATTTCATTTGTGGCATCTGAAGCCATTACTGAGTTTGCTCTTGTGTCTGTGACCGTTGATGGAAAGATCGCTATCACAGACGCAGCCACTGAAGACAACTGCATCGGAATTGCACAACGTGCATGCTCGGCAGGAGACGCTGTTGAAGTTGTTGTACTCGGTAAGTCTCGTGCTATTGCAGGTGGCACTCTTACTCCTGCGTCCATGAATCTCCTCATGGCTACCACTGATGGAAAGCTTGTAGCGTTTGATGGACTTGCAACCAAATACGCTGTAGCACGCATGTTACCAAACATTAATCAAAATTCAGCTTCGAGTGGTGATCAGATCAGCGTGATCTTCACCGGTCCGGTAGCTCTCACTGCTATTAGTTAAGAGGTGATTCATGGCTAGTTCCTATTCTAATTTACATCCTGTTGATCAGATCCTATCAAACCTTGTCGTTGAAGCTGTACCAAGTGACAGTCAACTCATCGCTGATCAGGTTTTTGAAACCATCAAAGTACCTGAGCGATCAGGTACTATCCTGCTTGAAGAAACCCGTAACTTTATGGGAGCTGGTGCAGGTCTTGATCTAGAGCGAGCCCCTGGTAGCTCTCGAACCTCGATTGGTGGTTTTGACCGAAGCTCAACTACTTTCAAAGCAAATATTTACGCGGCTCAAGATTCTATTGCGATGGAAGATATATTTGATTCGCAGTATCCAGGAAGCGAAGAGGCACGCATCGCTAAGAAAGTAGCTCGTGTTATGAAGCTTGCTAAAGAGAAGCGTGCTGCTGATCTCCTCTTCAACACTTCGCTTTTTGCAGGCTATACCTCAGCGCCAGCTACTAAGTTTGACGCTGTTGGCGCTGAACCACTCACTACTTTGCATAGTCTCAAAGATACTGTTTACTCAAACGCTCATGGGATCAACCCTGATACAATGATTTTAGGTCGCGACGTTTTTAGAGCTCTTGCTCGTAACCCTGAAGTTCGAGGTTATGTTGGAGATAGCTCTAGTGGGATTGCATCAGGTAATCGCATTTTGGCAGATGAAGCGGTTCTCTCTGTACTTCGCGACGTGCTAGGCATCCCTAACATTTTGGTAGGCGCTGCGCTTCAAGACACCGCTGTTCCTGGCGCGGCTAGCTCTGAAGCTTACATTTGGAATCGTGAGACGATCTTCATGGGTATCCTACGCGGCTCAGATGCTATTGTTCAAAAGAGTGGTAACGTCAAGGGCATGCCTACAGCAGCTATCAATCTAGAGTTCGGTGGCATGGTAGCCGGTCAATATGACTCACTAGATAAGACTCGTCGTTATGTTTACGCTGAAGAGGTTCACAACTTCAAACTCATTGATGCCTCTCTTGGTTACGTTCTTAACGACTGTTTGACCTGAGTGTGATTTGATGCTTGAGACTAGCCATATACATCTCTCCGAAGATGCCGACCAAAGAGCTATCGAGGACTTGACCAAACAAGTCAAAGGCGCTCGTGGTCCGATGGCTAGCCTTATCCGAGCGAGAAGAGATCAACTGAAGATTGAAGTTGAGGCCGAAAGAGGCTTCACTTTAGCATTAGCTAAAGCTCGAAAGAGCCTCGTTGAGCTAATGACTATGGCTTCAGTCTCTGCTGATCCTGAGTTCTTCATGAGCTTCACCGATGAGCAAATACTAGACTTAATCCTCCGAGGAGGATTGGGTCTAGCTGTTGATGACTTTATTGACGCAACTACAAGAATTAGAGCAAGCGTTGAGAAATCTCTTGAGGCAGTTGGAGTTGATCTCTCACCTCAAGCTATTCCTCAACTTGACCTGATTCAACAACAGGCAACTACAGCAATCTTTGAAGATGTGATCCTGCCTGATTTCACCAAAGCTATCAAAACAGCTTTGAGATCCATGAGCTTACAGATTCCAACCGAGATCATAAAGAGTGATCTTGAGCTTCAGTTGGAGCGTGCTACAGGTAGACAACTCACTGACATTAAAACTCAAATCTCGGAATATGGACGTTCAACAACTGCTATCGCTTCAGCAGCTGCAGGACTTGAGCATTATTTATACACAGGTCCACGAGATGGAATCACTCGGCCTTTCTGTGACGTGCTGATTAATCTAGTAGTAGATGAAAAGCAGATGAATAAGCTCAACAATAACCAAGGCCGACCGGTGAGGATAGCCTGTGGAGGTTATAACTGCAGACACTCATGGAGCCCGATCACAGAGAGCTTTATTGAAGCGGCAGGTTTAGAGCGTGCTACATCCGGTGATATAGTAGCGGCTAATGCAGCCGCTAAGCGTAAGAGGAGATGAAATGAGAAAAGCAGTAAAAGGACAAGTCCATCATTTTGTTTGGGATCCTCCACAACCTTACTCGGGCTCTCCTAGCCTGACTGTTGGCTTTGATGTTCCTCTTACTGACGAGCTATTTACTCAAGCTCGAGCTGATGTACTTGTGAGCGCTATTGCTAACGATAGAAGAACACTTACTTTAACTGAGTCTGTAGCTGTCAGCTTAGAGCGTGACGAAGTTCGAGCTTTCCTGAGAACTGCTCAAGACACTTGGCTAGCTGTTAAGGTTTCTCGACTTGGAGGAACCACTGCAATACTGGCGGAACCTCTGCCAAGAGAGATCGATTTAACACTGAACGCTACTCTCAACTTCTCGATGAGCTATGTCGACATTTCGGCTCTTAAGACTGCTCAGAGTGGTTATTTCCCCTACTCAATAAAGTTTGAGGATCTTGTTGGTGGTCAGCATGTAGAAACAGGATTGCTCAAGGTAGCTCCTAGACCATTCAACACTGGTCTAGACCATGACGGTCTAGTAAGTCAGTTCGCTAACCTTGCTGATATGGTTCCTCGTCGTCAAAGTGACTTCGCTCCTCAAATCGAGGCGGCACTTGATGAGATTGTCTTGGTCATTCGTGATCATGTGTTAGCTGACAATGTGACTGAGGATGAAGTGTTCAATCAACAGAGCTTTGCTCGTGCTCATGCTTATTGTTCGGCCTCGATGGTCTATGAGATGAACATGCAGTTTGACGCAGCTACAGCTATGAGAGAGCGTTGTAAAGAGCTGTTAGATGTTGCACTCAGATCTATCACTTTAGATTTAGATGGTGATGGAGTGGTAGATGAGGGAGAAGAAAACTTAAGGCGAAAAGGGGGAAGTTCAACTGACTTCCGAGCGAGTTGGAGAGGTTACAATAAGAGCGCTTCTGATAGTTTCTTTACTCCTGAGAGAGGCATGAAGCACTGATGGCTAGCAAGGCGAACATCAATATTCCCAAGTCTTTATGGACTGCTCAAGATACACTGAGACTCGCTCAGAATGTTTTAGCTTCAATCAAACTCAGAACGTCCAAGGGGATGGACGCTAATGGCAAGCCTTTTAAAGCTTACTCGACCAATCCTTTATTTGTAGCCTATCGTGGTGCTCGTTTAACTCCGAAAGGTGGGGAGCCAACTCAAGGGGGAGTGTTTTATGAGGGTGGTTATCAGCAGTATAAACACGAGTCAAGGAGAAGGGGAGGCGGAAGAGATAGCGCCGAAGTTGATCTAGTTTTGAGCGGAAATATGATGAATAATCTAGTCGTGAAAAAAGCAACTCAAGACATGTTTATAATTGGATTAACCGAGCACGCTCAATATGGTTATGCGGTGAATCAAGATCGAGAGTTTTTAGGGCTCAACGAGAAAGATATAGATGTTATAACTAAAGCTGTTGAGACTGAAATTAGAGGGAAACTTAACAAATGAGCCAAGGCATCTTTTCAGCTCTCAGCTATCTAGAGCAACAAATTGAAGCGACTACTTTGAAAACTGACTTTCATCATGGCTTTGTCGCTCATGCTAGAGCCAACGGTTCAGTAGTACCGTTGGAGGAACGCTTCAACTCTCAGCGTTACTTCGTTTTAGATCTTGCAGAGATGCCGAGCGATGATGGTGCGGCAGGTA